AGTTTCTTACCAATATTATATTTTGTTTGGAGAGACCATTCGTTTTTATCTTTGAATGCGATTACTTTGATCTGCGATAATGGTGCCAAATCAGTAAATTTCTCCGCATTAATAATTTGCACTAAACCCCAATCTATTAGCAGCTTAGCAATTGTGTTACGTCTTTGTAAATCGTTTTCAGTTAGATCAGCAGATTTACCATCTAACGCAAATAATTCTTTAAAGTGTACAATGAAATATCTACCTTGTTTATGTAGGATATGACATGATTGATATAGTACTTTATCTTTTCTAGATGCTACACCGATACGTGTAAGAGTTTCCCTGACCTTCAAAAAATCGTCAGGTTGTACCAAGGTTACTTCTAGTGGAGTATACCCGGGATAATCAATGTGAAAAATATCTTCAGCCATTACGACCACCTTTTATTAGTTTTGTTCTTAAATAATCTAATTTTGAGTCGTCGAGAAGAGGGAGTACTTGGCGGGCTTTTTCTGTGCTATATCCATAGTATTCTTTTATTACTTCGATCGATTCAAGTTTGTCCGCTTTGATCCATTTGTTGAATCTTTTACGGGGCCTAATTGTATTTATAAGAAACGAAAACTGCATCTTTTTCTCAAGATGCGGGCGGGAATTCATCTCATTTGCAGGGATTACTGTGTCGTGTCCGTAAGATAGTCCTTTATTAATAATAAACGGGTTGTACTGTTTCTCCGACCAATCATCTACGATTAGATTATCTTTGCTATAATGAATAGCATTGATAAAGTCGAAGGGTGAAATTGCAGGAGCCTTATATGGAACTTCTGCTGGTTTTTCTACAGGGGTTCCAAATAAACTCATAATACCATCCTTAGCAATCCAACCGTGTCAATCGTGGTTAGCAAGATGTAATTAGCCAGCATCCCAAATGATTTCCTAGTATAAGCAGCCCAAGCATAGAGACTGCAACCGAAGATCCAAATAGGGTAAAGAGTAAGTAAGGGCGGAGTCGGGACTGTGAGAGCCATGGTAATCGAACACCCAATGCTAATAGCCCAAGCAAGCAACTCAACGCAAAAACGAAAACGATTGCTGGAGTAATCATCTTTAATCCAATTAAATGTAGGTTTCAATAATTCAATCATTTAAATTCAACCGCTGCCATGATCTCAGTCAAACAAGCAACAAGATTAATTTCTTGATCTGCACAAAATGCTGATTTATATTGATAGTCTGCAAGTAATAAAACAAGCTGTGGAACTTGTACTACATTATCACTCAGTGTATCATAGAACTTTCTAAACAAGGTCTGTGGATCATTGTCAATATTATTAACAACCCACGTACGCATCTTCTTCCAGTCTTTATCTTTAAGCGCAGCTGTAAGTTCCTGCATATTGATCTCACCCATGTTAACAAGGATGCCTTCATCAATACTACCCGAAGAACTATAACGCTGAAGTTCGTTTAGAATACGACGATAATCAGGGAAATGTTTTTCAATTACTTTAGCAATTACTTTATCATCTGCTTGAACACCTTCATGCTTAAGAATCTCAAGAACACGCTTAAAGAATGCAGCTGCGATTCTTGGTTTCTCAGACTTAGGCAACTTAAATTCAACCACAGCAGTTCTAGAATGAAGTGGAGGGATGATACGATTCTTAAAGTTACAAGTAAAAATAAATCTGCAATTCGATGAGAACTCTTCCATAAACGCTCGAAGCGCGGGCTGAGTTGAATTGGGATTTAAATAATCAGCTTCGTCTAGAATAACAACTTTTGGCTTACCGCTGAATGATACAGTAGAAGCAAATTGTTTAATCTTTGTACGAAGAACATCAATACCAGATTCTTCCGAGCCGTTAATGATGATATAGTCTGTTTGTAATTCTTCACATAATGCTCGGGCAATTGTGGTCTTGCCCATGCCTGCGCCACCGCACAATAGCATATTTTGAATCTCTCCTTTAGAGAGCATTTCCTGAAAGATCTTCTTTTGATCCGCAGGAAGAATACAATCGGCTAATGTGCGTGGGCGATACTTCTCAACCCACAAAAACTCTTGTTCACGAATATCCATAATAACTCCATAATATTAAATTTGCGCTATACAAATAGCGCTCTCAAACGATATCAAACAACAGAGTCAGGTTCCATTGCGATGAAATATTCCAGTGCCTTTGTAGCATGTTGGAAGTGGAACAATTTCTTTTTAGATACTGTTACTGTATAAGCATCAGGTACAATTTTAAAATTGTCTACAGACATATGGCATTCAAATGATTCATCGCTTGCACCAATTGTTTTCTTATAAGTATTTGCAGTATCGTTTTTCTTATCACCGATAGTCAATACAACACTGCCATCTTTAGATGTAACAGAGATTGTAGGCGCTGCTGTAATGTTAGCTGCCTTCATAATCATATTAACATCTTCTGCTGACAATTGGAATTGAAAGTGATTATCAATCTCAATAGACTTATCCGGTGCCGCAACAATTACGTTTGCGTTAGAATAGAAGTACTCAAACTTACCGTTGTTCTTAGAGATAGTCAGGGACTTCTCACCAAACTCAACATCTTGATTCTCCATCAATGTCAACAATGCTAACAAAGAGTTTAAATCATACACAGCAACCTCAACTGGGAAGTCTTCTGCTACTGTTGCCTTAGCAAAGATGTTCTTTGCTGTGCTGATTGTAGATAAAGTCTTACCTTTACGAATAAGAATATTGCTGTTAACTGCAGCAAAGTTCTTCAAGAGTTGGATTGTTTCATTACTAATTTGCATAATATTTCCTTTTTAAGATTACTCATTTTCTGGAATAAAAGATTCCAGCGGTTCACGATATGTTTCTTTTTTACTTTCAACTTCAATGTCATGTACATATAAAAGCATTAATGCATAGTGTAACACCTTTAGCAGGTCTTGTCTATTCCTTCCTGACTTTTTTCCGTACCTTTGAACATATTTCATGACATTGCCTGCGGTAAATCCTACACCGTGTCCATTGTCAATTATAAATTCAGTTGCTTGAAACTTGGACATTGCATAATGTTGTCCATAAGTTGCATCAATATATTTTTGGAACTCTTTAATAAGTTCGCCTTCATTAAATTTGTAGTCTACTTTCGCCATGGGAAAACTCCATTATATTTTTGTTTCATTATTTCATTACCACGTAAAAAGAACTGGCCTTGAACCGAATCGGCTCTGTTGCCCGCTCTGTAATTTACTGTGTACTTTCCTGTAACCTCACATACTATTTTATTATCTTTTAGCGTATATGTCAATGCTCTATCCACTTCAGGTTGATCGTCTGGATGTCTTGCACGTCTATACCAAATTGGACTTAATTGAAGCGCAAGTGGTTTAGAGAAAAAGAAGCAATTAACATCTACGAAATAATCTCTAATAACTGATTCCCAATTGCATAGACTTTCGCAATCATCATTACAAATGAATTTGCCATCACTATCTACGATCTTTCGCAGGGTTGCTGCCCATTGATTATCTTTTACAGTATCAAGCAATGATTCCACATGTTCTGGCTCTAGCCAGTTATCCTCATCAAGGTAACCAATGTAATCACCTTTTGCAATATGAGTGAATCCGCCATAGATTCGGTGACCGTTATATTGATCTTTGCCTGTAGCATAAGGCAATACAACTAAATCTATATTCGGAAAATCATGTTGTGCTAATATAGCAGCAACTTTTTCAAAATGTTCTTCACCATCTACAACAATAAGATGCTGAATATCTTTGTGTGTTTGCAACTGAACGGATCTAATATTTTCATTTAAATAATCAGATCCGGTTGTTGCTGTAATAATAGTCACTTTACTCATTTGGAATCCTAAAACAATTATTGTGGCCAACCGACAAGAAGTTATCTAATTCGGGTTGAATATAATCTCTAACAACTTTTGACGGGCCTTCGTGACCTTTAAATGATCCAGGGTAATTAAAATCTTCATATAAACTAGAATCATCTAAAACAAGAATACCCTGTTGATTCAATGCATCAACGCAATTATAGTAATCAACTAATACAATGTCATAATCATGACAACCATCAATGTAGATCAAATCCCACGTTGAGGATTTAATTTCATATCTTGCAGGACCATGATTTGAAAAAGATCTAACTAATTTAGGATGTTTTAAATTAAACTTATCAAAGTTTTCTAAAATGTCTTTTTCATAATCAAGCTCAATATAATTAGATTTTGAATCGCCAGCTGCGGTTAATGGTGAAATACCCACAACATTACTATCAATATTAAAATGATCGCTTAAAAGCTGAAATAAAGAAAGTGTCTGTCCTCTATAAATTCCAATTTCTAAAACATTTTGTGGTCTATAATTTTTAAAGATATAATACCACATTGCGTGAAATGCATCTTCGCCAAAGCCACGACCATCTACAAAATACTTGCGATGCTCTTTAATTACATCTGGTAATATATCATATGAATTTTTAAATATTTCATACAATTGATTACGATCTTTTATACCTTCAAGTTCTTTGACTGTATAATCATTAAATGTTTTACTCATTTGTTCTCCCAAAATAATCATTATGTTTTTTAATTAGGTATTGTCTGTTACGCGCATAATTGTCGCCTGTGTTTATATTATATTCATTATCAGGTTTTTCTCGCATAGTTCCCCAAGCAGGATCACTATGATATTTTAACGCATAAACACAATTTCTATAGCCCAATTTGTTTAATCTAATAGACATATCATGGCAATCATATCCGCATGGTGCTAATTTATCATCATAGAATCCTGCTTCTTCATATCGTTTCCATTCCATGCAGGTTGGGCTTCTGACAGCAATTTCAGTTTCCATCAATTCATTATGATTAACTTTTGTAAAATGATTCAACCCTAGTTGTGTCCAATGACCAAATTCAGATTCAATTAATGTAGATTCATTTAAATTGTTACCTGCTTTAGATATCTTACTACCCAATCTCATACTAACATACCCAAGGTCTTTATATTCGTCAAACAAGTCTTTGAATCTAACATCAATATCATCTTCTTGCAAGATAACATCATCTTGTACTGTGAATATTAAATCTTCAGGGGCAGGATTGCAGTTGTCTTTAATATAGTTAAGACCAATATTCAATGATCTAATTTCATGAACATTGCCTGCCCATAAAAATACACTATTGGGATCCTTAAATTCTTTAAGTATCTTTTCGCTTTTATCCGTGCAACCATCAATAATGAATATTTTTGTATGAGGGTATTCTTCACTTACAGATAAGTCTATACCTTTATATACTTCAGCAATTAAATGTTCTTTGTTAAAAACAGGTACAATGAAAAAGCTCTTCATTTTAGATCACCATTATTAAATTTAAATTCTTTGGGAGAGTTGTTTGGATTAAACCCTGCACATTCTGCAAGAGTAGGTGGATACATAGGCATATCATTTTCGTCATATCCATTACCACAAAAATCGTATGGGTTAATTAGTTGCGAGCGTGTTTCTTTGAACCAACCGTCATTCATACAATGTATCATTGTATCATCTTGTACTAAAGGCCAAATAACATCTTTTAAAAATACTTGATCACCCACATAATAATTTAATTTTTCCGTATAAGAATTCATTAAATTTAATATAGGGGTACCGAATTTTCCTTTATAACCAAATGCACATCCAATAATAGGGAACTCGAAATGTGCTTCATGATCTCGAAACGTGTGGAACTTTTTATCAGAATTTAGCCATTCGTTAACTGCTCGGTGTTCTCTAATAGTTATTCTACTATCAGAATCTCGAACAATTACTAGATTGTTTTCATCTTCAAACATTGCACGAAACCGCCAGTACATGCCGTATGAACCATCAGTGACTTCTATAATATTAGCGTCAGTTAAATTTGCGAATTTATTTTTATCGTCTGTGTAAATTCTAAATTCCCAACCAGGATAATATTTCTTTGCTAATTCATATTGACGATTTGCTCCTACAATGTATCTAGGATCATTTCCCCAGACACTTAATGATATAATTTTTACCATATAAAATTCTCTTTATAGTATTTGACAATCTCAACCAATGAATCTTTAAATTCTGCTTCAGGTTTCCATCCAAGTGATTTTAATTTAGAATCATCTATTGCATATCTAACATCCTGGCCTACACGTTTTTCCGAGAAATCCATAAATTCGTTGTAATTGATAGCGCCCCAATTAAAGAATAAATCAATTAAGTGTTTGGCAACAACAATATTTTGTTCTTCATAGTTGCCGGAGATATTATAAGTTTCATTTACAGTATTAGATTCAATAATTGTTAATACTGCGTTAGCTGTATCTGATACATGTAACCATGTTCTTCTCGGTGAACCGTTGTCATGCATTATGATGGGTCGACCCAATGATAAGTTCTTTACTGCTTTAGGAATAAACTTCTCAACATATTGACCAATTCCATAATTATTAGTTGGTCTAACAATTACATAGGGAACATCATATGTTCTTGCCCATGCTGTTACTAACATATCAGCTGCAGCTTTCGTTGCAGAATATGGGTTGCTAGGTTTTAATAAATCTGTTTCAGTGTGTAAACCGTCAACAATATCCCCGTATACTTCATCTGTACTAAAGTGAAGTAATACTGGTCTACGCGCTTTAGGCATAGCTTTAATTAGTTCTAGTATTTTGTGTACACCATTAATGTTACTACGAAGAAAAACTTCTGAACTAACAATGCTATTATCGACGTGTGTTTCAGCTGCCGTATTAATAAAATAATCGCAGTCATGAAGTCTGTCTAGATCATTTATATCCGATTCTAAAAATTTGAATCTGGGATATTTTAATAACAACGGGAGAAGATTTAAATTGCTTGCGTATGTTTTCTTATCTATACCAAAAACATAATACCCCGCATCTAAACATCTTTTGGTTACATGGTAATTT